GATCGTGGTGTCGGTAGTCGCTGCGGCGGCGATGGTGGTGAGTTCGGTCAGCGCCTGCAGGTCGTGAAACAGTTGACCGTTCGCGCCAGTCCGAGCCAACGACGAATTGGAGTTTAGTTGTCCCGCCGCCCCACGGGAGATGGAGACATCCGCCGACGCGCCTAAGGTCAAGGCAGCAGCGTTATCGAGCATCCAGAGGTACGTGGACGCGAACTCCATTGCAGCAGTGCCACCAGCCGCGAATCGCATTTGGTCGGTGTTGAAGCTATAGAAGCCCTTATTCGTGAAACCAGCGAAGCTGTAACTTGGCGCAGTTGCGCTTCCAACAGGTGCCAGATACGGCACCGTGCTCGTCACCGCCGTGGAGGAGACAGACAGCGGCCCCATGACGACTGGCACCCCCATCGTCGGCACGCCGTTGACAAAATGCCAGATGGGATGCACTAGCCGTTCCCCTGCAGGTAGACCGTGATGGTGGTAGCGGTGCTCGCGGTCTTGTCCGTGACACGAGGCGCGATCCACTCCAACGGACCCATGAACTGGTCCGTGGTGAACTCACCCAGTGTCGACACGATGGTGGAGATCACCGAAAACGGACCCGTACTCGGTCCCATCCGATGCAGGATTTGCGTGACGCCTGTGCAGCCAGACGAGGACTCAATCCCGAGCGTGATGCCCTGCGAATAGGGCCGCACGTTGAACGGGTCACCCGTCCCAGTGGACGTAAAGACCCACTTGTGAGAAGCGGTCAGGTCCGCCATGGGTTACGTCCGATCCAGGTAGGCCCAGCGCACCGTGATGCCGGTCGACTCCGCCGCAATCGACGACGCGTGGACGTTGATCCAGGTGATCCGCGCCTTGTTCGCCGACGCGACCGTGAAGCCGCCCATGGCGACGTGCGTGCTGACCGTGCCGCGCGCGTCCACCGCCATGAGGATGTCACCCGTCGACAGCCCAGCCGCCGCAAACGTCGACACGTCCTGCGAGGCGCCAGGCATGTTGGGGATGGTCGTGGTGCTCTGACCAGTGACCCACTTGGACGGCGTGGTCGAACCGCCGATGAAGATGGTGTTGGATGAGTCACCGAGATTGAGCGTCCCGGTGCCCTTGGCGCGGACGGTCAGATCCGCCGCCGCCGAATCACTCGCCGGCATGATCGTGCTGCCCACCTGTTCGACACCAGACAGGCCGTCGACGCCGGTAACCATGCCCTTCCCGTAATGGGTGGCGGCTCCTGAATTGCGGTATTCCATGTGGCTGTCCTCAGCGCGCGTCTACATGACAGCGAAGCACCGGGCAGGAACCGGCGGACACGCGCAACCTAACGCCTGCGAAAGAGGGTGGGCTGAGGCCCGAAGACCCCAGCCCAAGAACGAGCTAGACGCCGGGATTACCGTAGCAACCTTGCCAGAACGAGCAGCCGAACGACCGGCGCCACCGGACCGGATACAGGCGATTGCCCGTCCGGGGATCGGTGCGCGGCGCCTGCATCGAGATCGGCACGCGCGTGTAGCTCGTCATGCCGTGACGCTTCTTGTTGCTGTCCTGCACGAACCACGCATCCGCGTCCGTCAGGTAGGGGTTCACCACGACCGTCCAGTTGCGCTTCTTCAGCGCGTTGACGTCGTTGTCCGCCACGCCGGGGCGCAGCTGCGAGTTGATCAGGCGATGCGCCTGGAACTCGTTTTCGGGAGCGACCACCAGGGTCAGCGACGTGGCCGGCGCCACGATCTGGCCGGCTTCGACCTTCGTCTCGGTCTGCAAGTCGATCAGCGCCCGCTCCAGCGAGGTGGCCGACAGATCCGCATCCGTGGTCGGACGGTTGCGCGCCGTGCCGCCCGCCTTCAGGACGTGGGCGGTCGAGAAGATCGCCACGCCATCCGGGCTCTGTTCGGTCGTGAACCCGTTGTTGTAGAGCAGCGCCGCGCGCTTCTCTTCCACCACGCGGGAGGCGAACATGAACCAGCGGCCGTTCTGGGCCAACTGGTCGTACTGGTCGTCTTCCAGCGCCGTCTCGGTGACTTCGAACATCGCGCCGAACTCGGTGTGGATGAAGTCCTTGGTCCAGCCGGGACGGATGACGCTCGAGGTGTAGGGCGCGCCTTCGCCCTTCTCCGGGATGTCACCCACGCCGGTGACGCTCATCACGCGCTCGAACTTGCGATCCGAGGTCTTGACGTTGATCAGGTCCGCCCAGATCTTGGGCAGTTCCTTCTGTGCATCGAACAAGATCGTGAAGACCGACTTGTCGATGTTGTCGTAGAGCTCAGTGAAGGTGCCGCGGGTTTGAATCGCCATTACAGCACCGCCTCAGAGATGTTGGACGACAGGAACTTGAAGTACACCGGGCCGTTGGTGTCACCTTCCGTGCCGTTCGGAATGCCCGTGATCGTCACCGTGTGGCCAGCCGTCGTGCTGTTCACGTTGTCGACCGTGTAAACGTGGTTGGTCGAGTCGTAGCGCACCGCGCGGGTCAGCCCAATGAGCGAGGAGCCGGACACCGGACGGGTGGCCGCCGTGGAGGCGAGGAAGCCGAGGAACTCGGTTTCGCCGTCCGCGATCGCCACGCCGATGAGCGGGGTCTGCACCTGGCCGACGCCACCCGAGGAGTAGCCCGTGGCCGATCCGTCGCCGGTCGAACCTTCCGTGGCGATGCCGACGATGTGCTGGCCGAGGCCCAGCAGCAACGATTCGTTGCCGCCACCGAGGTACCCGCGGCGCACGCGGAAACCGCCCGTGGAGACATTGGTGTCCTGAGAGACGACGTCACCGAGCTTGATGACCGCGGTCGAAGGACAGGTGGATTCCTGGAAGTACTGAAGGACGGGTGTGGCCGCGCCTTTGCGCGAGCGCCCGTGGGCGAAATTCGAAGCCGCCCCGAGTGTCCAATCTGCCATGTTGACCTCTGGTGACTACACGCGTAGCCACGACGAGAGATGAACGATGGTCGGGATTTGAAAGCCGTTCCGGTGAGGCTCCGTGCCGTGGCCTTGATACCGAAACCGACGACGCGCCCGTGGAGGAAGATGCACCCGGCGACGGTGCGTGATCTGAACGGAGGGCCGGGTGACGCGTCAGATCAACACGCCACCCCGAGTCTCTAAATTACGCCGCTTGCGTCAAGCTGTCAAGCCTAAAGTATACTCGCGCCGATGCCGCGCGACGTTAGGCGGCCGGCGGGTCTTCCAACTCGATCCGTTCGCGGCCATCCTTGACGTCCATGTTGTCGAACTGGCGCGCGACGGCATCCCCCGCCTGTGAGCCGTGCTCCTTGGCGGCATCCTGCGCCACCGCATCGCGCATCTGTTTGCCACCGAGGTTCTTCAGGTTCAGCCGGCCCTTCGCCGCCTGGATCTCGTCGAAGTCGCTCTGGAGCATCTTCACCAGCACTTCTTCGCCGTGCTCGCCTCGGACAATCCGTCCGTCCTTGGCTTCGAAGCCGAGTTCATCCGGGGTGCCGTCCAGTTCCTCCGGGGTGACGTAGACCCAGCCCTTGTTGTGGATCACGTCATGCAGCCGGCCGGTGCGGGACTTGCTGTTGACGATGCGAATGGCCCACAGGCCCGGGGTCTTGAGCGTGACGGGCTGGGACGGCGCCCCGAACGGGTGCAGCTTGCGACGATCGAGCACAGAGACTTTCGGCAGCTTCTTGGCCATGGGTTACTCCAATGAGTTGACCTGACCGGGCTTGAAGCGCTCGGCGGTCTTCTGGAAATCAGCCGTCTTGATGTCGGCTGCGCGTGCGAACTTGGCGCCGGTCTGATCGATCTCAGCGCGGACCTTGCCACCGCCTCCGAGGGATTCGGTCGGTACGACGGCACCAGGGCCAGCGGGTTTCAGGCCGCCGTATTTGCCCTGCATGATGCTCTGCCCGAGCGCCATCTGGTAGAGCACCGCGGCCACTTCCGGTTTGGCGGAGAGTTCGGGAGGGATACCCGCCCAGATCTCTTTCAGGACACCCGCATCGACCGTGTGGCCGTTGTTGTCCTTGTAGGCGGCAATCTGCTGTTGCATGGCGTGACTGGCGCGCTGGGCATCATTCGCCTGGAACGGCGCAATGGCGGCCTGGGCGGAACGTGACGCCAATTCCGCCTGCCGACCCGCCAACCGCTGCGCGCGATCGACATCCGGCGTACCATCGGGCTTGTAGAGGTCGAGATCCTTGGCGTACTCAACCGCCTCGGTATCGCTCAGGGCCTTCGGCGCTTCGACCCTGGCCGGCGGCTGGTCATTGGCCAGCGCGGGATTCGCCCGCACACGCTCGATGATGGGCCGCGCCTGCTCCACGTAGCCGGCGAGCTCGTCATACTTGGCCGCTTTCTGCTCGGCGGCGGTCAGTTTGGTCTTGAGCTCCGCGTTTTCCTTCGTCGCGGCCTTGCGCCCGGTGCGCTCGGCAATCACGGCGTCCAGCGGCACGAATTTGACCCCACCGGAGCCCTCGATGGTCCCTTCGGGTGTCGGATCCTCGTCGCCGGGATCGCCAGCCGGCGGCGGATCGTTCGTCTTCTCCGTGATCCCGACGATCGTCGGGTTGTCTTCCAGCGAGAGCGCCCCCGGGGGCAGTCCTTCAGCGTCCATGGGTTACTCCAACACCGCGATCAGTTCATCTTCACGAAGCATCAGGTATCGCTGATCCTGATACTCGAGTTCTTGCCCGGCTTCGGGCGGAAACAACACCACGTTCCCCAACACCACGTCCTGCACGTCCCCGCAGGCGACAATCGTGCCCATGACAGAGGGCGCGTGGTCTTCGATCATCACGATCCCGCTGCCGTGCTCAGTCACGGACTGGTCTTCCGGCTGCACCAGCACGCGATTCCCGCGGACGGTGATCACAGACCGCCCCGCCGAGATCCCGTGGCCACGCCATCGCTGTCTGGCTTGACGGCGGTGCGTTTCAACGTCTCCAACCGCTCCGGCGCCCACCGCATGAGGGCCTGAATCTCCCGCTGCGCGGCGATGATCTGGCGCATCTTGGGCATGGCTGTGGCGTCGTCTTCCTTGGCCACCGCGGTCATCTGCGCGACGAACCGTTCGCCGCCCCCTTCCGCACTCCCCCACAACTTCTCGGCCATCTGTGTGAAGCGCTGCCAGCCGGGAGAACCGAGCAAGGCGTCGAGGTCTTCGCGTTCGTCGGTCATTTAGGCTCCTGCTGACGGTGGAGGGGCACCGCCGCCCATCATCGCGGCCAATTCGGGCGGCATCCCCGGCGGGAGTCCCGGAGGCGCACCAGGCATTCCGGGAGGCATCCCCGGCATCGGGGGCGGCATCGCCTGCCACTGATCCGCATTCCCAATCCACGCCTGCTTGTCGGGGATGTTGAACAGCCGCAACATCTGCTCCACCGCGGACTTCGCCGCCTGCATGTTGCCCCCGAGAATCTGCCCCAGCGCCGGCCAGATCTTCATCAGGAGCGCCAGCGACTGCATGAACTGCACGTAGTCCCCGCGCATCCGCGCCTTGTCGGCGGTTTCACTCGAGCCACGGGGCTTGAAGCGGAACGTGCCTTCCAGCATGTCCGCGGTAATCGTCTCTTGGCCCTGCGTGATGTCGCCCCCGCGGGATTCCATCAGGTTCTGGGGCGCGGGCATTCCCGCCGCACCCTGATCCTTGAGCGTGTTGATCCAGATCGCCTGCCGCACCTGCCCAAGTTCTTCCATGGGCTCGAGCAGCGCCTTGATCACGTCGTCCATACGAACGAACGACTGCTCCGCGACGAGGTTGGTTTCCCCGAGGGTCCGTGAGGTCTGCGGCGTCATGCCGGCCGCGACGTCGTTGATACCGGCGACACGCTCGGCCGCTTGGACAATCTCCTGCTCACGGCGCCAGGCGCTTTCCGTCTGCGCCGGGATCTGCATCATCTGGACTTCGTTCATGTCCCGGACGTCGATCACGGCCTTGGGGCCAAACGGCTTATCGTCCGGATCCCACAACGCCCCCGTCAGGCGCTTAATTGGCGCCGAGAGGCTGAGCATGTCCCGATCCGCGCCGGCATTGCGGAATGCGGTGTGGTCCTCGATCACCGTCACCAGTTTGTGACCGACGAACGAGTAGCCCTCATGGCAGCGATCCGTGCGCGGGTAAGGCACAAAGATGATGTACCGGCCCCGACCCACGCTGTCGTGCTTCAGCCGTAGGAGTTTGCGCTGCGCGACATGGACAGTAGCCACGTACCAGCGCTTGCCCTTACCGTTCAAGTCCACCAGGAACTGAACTTCATGGAGTTCCTTCTGGGCTTTGTCGTTGTGGCTGGAGTTCCCAAGCGGTGAGCTTGACTGCACCGCTACCGGGACGTTCTCACCCGAGGGCGACAACTGCGAGGCCACATCCGGGCTGTCGGTGAGCTCGTCAACGGCCTGCTCGTCGTACTGGCCGGCGGCCATGCGCTCACGCACCGTATCCCATGCCAGCGTGAACTTCTTGGCGTAGCCCCAGATGTCAGCTTTCTCGCGCGCGTTCCCCGGCAGCACCAGGAAGTGCTCGTAGTCCAGCACCCGGTAGTTGGGACCCCGCCGCACCGGCTCCACCGCATCAATCACGGCCGCCGCCGTGCCGATCGTGCCGCCCTCGTCGTCCACGACCTCGACGAAATTCCCATCGGGGTCTTTCTCGAGCATCGGTTCCAGCGATTCATCCAACTGGAAGCGACCATCGGGTGTCATGGCGAGCTTGGCGCGGATCTCCTTGCGGACCGGGCGCTCGGTGGTGTCCTCGTAGACCTCGAGCACGGCGCGCGGCTCAATGAAGCCAGCCAGCATCACGCGATTCAGGAACGCCTGGAGGCCCTCCGTCTCCATCGTCCACTGGTGGAAGTCCTCCACGAACGGCGCTTTCGACGCCGAGGCCCCCCAGCCTTCCACCGTGTAGACCGGATCCACCATCAGGGTCCGCATCACGCGGGCTTTGAGGGCGTCCACCTTCTCGGTGCCGAAGTAGCTGGTGAGATCCGCCGCATCCTGCCACGGCGCGAGGCTCTGATTGCGTGTGCGGGCCTGCTCGTAGAGTTGCCACCAGTAACGCACCTCTTCTAGAGGGACGGTGCGGGCGGCTTCGGCGTTGATGATTTCGTTGCACAACCACTGCGTGAGGCTGTCGCGCTTCTCCTCGGTCAGCGTGACGTCCCAGGCGGCGGAGGCGGGTGATTTCTTGGCCATTAGGATGCTTTCTTCTTCGGACAGGAGAGGCGATGCCCTATCTGTGCCTGATCGACATCTCGCAGGTGCGCCACGCGCTCCGCGAGATACATGCCTTGACGCGCGGCATCGCGGATCGCCATCACGTCGTCATTCGAGGCCGCGACGATCCGAAACGCGCCATTGCACCAGGCGCACCGCTGGACCGCGCCATCCTCAGCAGCCACGCTTCCCGCCGGCCTTCTTGCCACCGCCCTTGGGCTTCGACTTGGGCGTGGTGAGTTGTGGAAAGGTGCCCGTGGTTTGGATCCGACGTTCGCTCATAACATCCCCCTGCGGCTCTTGCTCCGCCGTGGTTGATCCGATGGGTCATGGTCCCGTTGCGCCCGCCGCAAGTCCCGCGACTCCTGCTGTCGACGCTGCAACGCCTCCCGCTCGGGTGCGCTCTGGTAGGCCGCTGCCGCCTGGAGCAGCTGCTGCACCGTCGCGGCCAAGGGAATCGCCTCCCCAATCACGGGGTATTCAAAGGCGTTCATCAAGTCGTCGTAGCGGGTACCCTTCTTGGGCTTGCGGACGTTGGGCTTGTCTTCAGAGGCGGCTTTGGTGTCCCAGATGTAGCCCGCCTCAAACGCGGTGGCGAGGATGTGCGAGGGCTTCTCCACCAACACGCCGTTCTCGCGGACCAACTCAATGCACGTCGGCGCCATCAGGAAGGCCGGAGAACCATCCGTAGCTTGTCGCAGCATGTAGCCCGCCACCGTTTGGATCGCCTTGTAGCGGACTTCTGCGTCGTTCCCGTCACGGTTACTGCTCGAGTCCTTCGCCGGCCGCGCCGGGACGCCCAACTGATGCAGCAGCGTGATCGGCGTGAACTGCAGGCCGCCGTTACCCGTGGCACCTGTCGGATCACACCAGGACTGAATCACCGCATCCACCGGGAACATCCGCGCGCGGATCTCCAACACCTTCGGGGCGAACAGCTCGAGGAACAGTTCCGAGCCCTTCACCGCACCGAGGACACGAATCGCCGCCAGATGCCGCAAGTACTGAAACCACACCACCGCCGGCTTCTCTTCGCCAAAGTCCCAGCCTTCCAGAATCGGGTAGAACGGCGTGAACCGCACCGACTGGCTGAGGTGAATGGGCTTCTTGAACGCCTCACCGTAGACGGGTTTGCCGACCAGCGTGACGCCGCGCTTGCCCTCAATCTTGGTGCGTCGAAGCGTATGCCCCGGCGGGTAGTCCATCTCGAACCCCGCCATGACATCGGGGCCGAGGTTCTGCGCGTTGCTGTAGAGATCCGCCCGGATGTGCCGATGCCCGGCCTTGGTGCAGGTATCCCCATCGGCACCGAGCGGGAACTCCTCCGCGATCCAGTGGTCTTCGTCCACGCAGTTGTGGACCAGCACCAGCTTGAGCGGGTAGGCGTAGGGCTTGTTATCGGGGGTGCGGGATTGGCTCAGGCGCTCCTTCAGGCCGATGTAGTTGACGCGCGGGAGTTCTTGCGCCTCTTCGACAATCACCACCGCGAGGGTCTTGCCCTTGTATTTGCTGTCGACGAGATCGGTTTCCGCCGACTTGATGGAGCTCAGGTAGACCCGTGAGCCGGTGTAGACCTTGCCGATCCACTTGCCATTCGGGAAGTCCCACGCCTGCTCCGAGGCATTCCAGGTGGGGTGCAAGTATTCGGGGAAGCTCACGCTGACCTTGTTCCAGACGTCCCGCAGTTGGATCAGGGACTCGTCTTTGTAGCGCGAGTAGAAGATCTGGATGCCGGGATACTTGTACGCCAGCTTCCAGATCCAGAACCCGACACCCCATGACTTGGCGGAACGCGGGGAGCCTTCGACATCGATGCACCGCTCCTCCCGCTCATCGATCGAGTAGATCTCGATCTGCGGGTGTGTCATCGGGGGGAGCGTCAGGACAACGGCAGCAAGCGCAGCAGCGGCCATCACTTGGCACCACACGATGCGGGCTTTAATGGAGCCTTAGCGAACCGCTCACCGCGCGCCACACAGTCACACGAAGTAGTCTCGGGATGAGTGATCGGGACGAGGACCTTCCCAACTGGCATTAACTGCAACCACGAATCGTGATGCACCCACTCAGCGCGCAGGCACGGCTTGCTCATGTCATCCGCCGCCACGCCAAGCAGGGCAACAATCGCTACCAAGAGAATGCCTATGAGCGCCAGAATCACCCTGCCGACCCAGTCGGACAAGAACAGCTCGCGAATCACGTCTGGTTCTCCGAGTTGGGCAACTCATTCACCACGAACGTGATCGCGGGCGGGATCAGGTCTTTACCATCGCCGCCCGTGACCTGCAGCGGGAGAATCTTCCCCACTAACGCCAGGAACGGACCAGGCGTATCGACGGCCCGCGCCTGCAGGTAGGACACACCGCCTGCCTTGTCCAGCGCCTCAAGGATCATGGTCTTGAGTTCACCCGTGACCTTATTCGGTGTGCCCTTCTTGCGGCCCTTGCCAGCGTTGGGAGGGCGCGTGCCCTTTACAGCACCCATCAGTTGTTTCGTGTTCCGGCTACCATTTGCAGCCCCCATGCACGGTGGCGATATAGGCGAGTCCGAGCCACAAGCAGACCCGCGCCACGCTCTCGATGGCGTCCCAACCGTTCGTGGCAGGCTTGGGCCGCTTCATGCCGTCTCCACGCGGCGGACGAGTGCCATTTCCTGGCCTGAATTCACAGAAACCAGCGCCAGCAACTGATCAAGATTCCGGGGCTGTCCGGCCACAAACGGCACGCCCGTCTTGAGGCTCAGGCTCTGCGAGAGCTGCAAATGCGCGGGCGATGTCTGCCCGAACTGGTCATAGAGCGCTACCGTGGGGACACCCCAGCGCATCGCGCCTTGGGCCATCCCACCGTAGGTGCCGACATACGCGGACGCACGGGCGATGACGGAGGATTGAATGGCGAGGTTATTCAGCGGGGTCTGCGGGTGTAAGTCGCTCAGCCTCAGCACGTTCGGGATATGTCCGAGCGCAATATCCGAGTGATCATCGGCGTGGAAACCGGCATCCAGTAGGACGACGGGCGTCCGCTCCGCCACGGCAGCGACGGCCTTCCGCGTCCAGAGCACTAGGTCTTCACGTAGCGGCCAGGTCGGACGGGCGTACCAACGCATGGCGACAAACTTGGTGGGCAGCTGCC